CCAGGCTATCCAAATTGCCGTAGCTTCCGGTCACGGGATTGGCAAATCTGCATTTGTCGCCTGGATTCTCCTCTGGGGAATCTCAACCTACGAGGACGCGCGTGGGGTTGTAACCGCAAACACCGAAAATCAGCTCAAAACTAAAACATGGGTTGAGTTGAATAAATGGCACAGACTTTTCATTGCCAAATCCCTATTCGAAGTCACTGCGACCAAACTCTGTTCCCGAGATCCCGCCCATGCTGATACCTGGCGAATTGACATTGTCCCCTGGTCCGAACGCAACACTGAAGCTTTCGCTGGAATGCACAATAAAGGAAAGAGAATTATTGTCGTATTTGACGAAGGCTCAGCGATTCCAGACATCATCTTCGAAACAACTGAAGGTGCGCTTACTGATTCGGATACTCAGATTATTTGGCTCATCTGTGGAAATCCAACTCGAAATACCGGACGATTCAAGGAATGTTTTCCTGGGGGGAAGTTCGCCCACCGCTGGCAATCCATCCAGGTAGATTCCAGAGATGTCTCAATCACCAACAAGGGCCAAATCGACAGATGGATCAAAGACTATGGAGAAGATTCCGATTTTGTCCGAATTCGCGTTCGAGGCGTATTCCCTCGCGCAGGTTCGCTCCAATTCATCCCCTCCAACATCGTCGACGAAGCTGCACAACGGGAACTATATGTACACCTTCATGACCCCTTCATCATTGGGGTTGATGTCGCTCGGTTTGGTGACGACGCATCTGTTATCTACTTCCGAAAAGGTCGAGATGGCCGATCGATTTCTCCTATCGTGTTGCGGGGCGTCGATACAATGACATTGGCGGGCAAAGTCAGTCAGGCGTATTTGCAATACAGAGCCGATGCGGTCTTTGTGGACGGCGGTGGTGTTGGTGGCGGCGTTGTAGACAGATTGAGACAACTGCAGTGCCCGGTCTGGGATATTCAGTTTGGCGGCAAATCAGACCAACTCCGAACCGAAGGCGATGGCACCATCTATGCCAACAAGCGGGCCGAAATGTGGGGCGCAGGCAAAGAATGGCTCAAGGCAGGAGGCTGCATTCCCAACGACCAGCAATTCAAACAAGAATTGATCGGGCCCGAGTACGGCTTCAATGGCCGGAACGAGATTCAGTTAGAACGTAAAGAGGATATGAAGAAAAGGGGTTTATCGAGCCCAGATATTGCTGATGCATTTATGTTGACATTCGCCTACCCTGTAATTCCCCATTCTCTGGCTGGCCGCGAAGGCATCCAAGAGCCCCGCTTCGAATCCGAATACAATCCATTCGACAAAGCACTGGAGACAGTGTAATGCCAAGTACATCTGCCAAACAGGCACACTTTATGGCGGCCGTGGCTCACAACGCAGCATTTGCCAAGAAAGCTGGGGTCCCACAATCAGTTGGCAAGGAATTTAATAATGCCGATCAACGCAAGAAGAAAAAGAAATCAACCAAGGATGTCTTTTATCCCAAATCAAAAATGAATGACTGACATGAGCATCTTTAATCAACCAGCCACCCAATCATCATTTGGCGGGGCCCCAACTCCTCCGGGCGTCCCATCAACTCCAAGTCCACCATCATTCGGCACATCTCTCATTAACAAGGCATCGGCTCCGCAATCATACGGGTTTGCCCAATCAATTCTGACATCTGCCCAGGGCGATCTCAAACCACTATCCACAGCCAAGAAAAGCCTGCTGGGCCAATGAGTTCACAATTCCCATTGCGCGAGCAACTCGAAGGCAGACTTGCTGGTCTGCGCACGGAGCGATACTCATGGTGGACACATTGGGCAGAGCTGGCACGATTCATACTCCCACGCCGATACCGATGGCTGATCACCCCCAACCAAATGAACCGCGGTGCCATGATCAATGGCGCTATCATCGATTCCACGGGGACTATTGCTGCCAGAGTCCTAGCCTCTGGAATGATGTCCGGCATTACATCGCCAACCCGTCCGTGGTTCAATCTCACACTCGAAGGGTATGACAAAGACGAAGTAAACTCGGTTAATATCTGGTTGACTGAGTGTAGACGTCGAATGATGCGGGTTTTTCAGGAATCCAATTTTTATAATTGCATTGCCGTTTGCTACGCCGATCTGGCCGTCTTTGGAACGGCCCCAATGTTAATCTATGAGGACTTTGAAAATGTGATTTGGTGCTGCAACCCGTGCGCGGGCGAATACTATTGTGGCAACGATCAATATGGCATGGCGCACATCTTTTATCGTGAGATCACCCGAACGGTGTCTCAGATGATAGAAGAATGGCCAGGTAAGGTATCACAGAGCGTTGAGAACCTGGCCAGAATGGGTGGAACGGGTTTGGTCAAGGAAATCATCGTTTGTCATGCCATCCAGGCCAACGATGGCCAGGGCGGTATCAACAAACGCTTCCCATGGGCAGAGTTCTACTGGGAACGGGGCTCACCAACCGAGCAGGAGTTCCTCTCAAAGCGAGGCTTCCATGAATGGCCCGGTATTGTACCGCGCTGGGATATATCGGGAAATGATGCGTACGGGCGGGGTCCAGGCATGGACGCACTCGGGGATATCAAACAATTACAACAGGAGACCCGCCGCAAGGCCCAAGCCATTGATAAGCTGGCGAATCCTCCAATGGTTGCCGATGTGGAGCTTAAAAATGCTCCAGCATCAACTCTCCCCGGTGGCGTTACTTATATTTCTCGCAAAGATGGAGCGGGTTTCAAGCCAGCATATGAAAACTTCAGACCGCCGATCCAGGAGTTGATGGCTGACATTGCAGAGGTCCAGAAGCGCATCAAGGGGATATTTTTCAACGACTTATTCCTGATGTTTCAAGAATTGCAGGCAGAACCTCGATCGGCGGCTGCGGTTGATGCCCGGCGCGAAGAAAAGCTGGTAATGCTGGGCCCGGTCCTGGAACGCTTCCAGACAGAGGCCCTAGACCCCGCCATTGACCGCCTGTTCGGCATTATGATGAGAGGTGGTCTACTGCCGCCAGCCCCACCCGAAATCCATGGCAAGCCAATCCAGGTCGAATACTCATCCATGCTGGCAGCGGCCCAATCAGCAGCCAGCACAGCCGCAATCGAGCGGGTTTTCCAATTGGTAGGTAATCTGGCAGCAATCCATCCAGAAGATGTCCCCAACTGGGACGCAAGTATTCAAGAGTATAGTTCGCTTCTTGGAAATGATCCCAAGCTAATGAACACCCCAGAGGTCATTGCCGCAATGCGCGCTGCCAAAGCCCAGGCGCAGAAGTTGCAATACTTAACCGATGTTGGCCAGGGCGCGGCCAAAGCAGGCAAAACACTGAGTGAAACTGATCTTGGCGGTGGCCAAAACGCCCTCCAGGCTATGATCGGCGGAGCCCAACAATGACCGATGTAATCCCCATCAAAAAAGAATGGCCCTTCATCTGTTTGGGTGTCCCCTGCGGAATGCTCTGCCACAGCGAATTCATGCAATCAATCTGGGCCATTGGCAGGCAATATCCCGGCAAACAGGGCCTTATCAAAGGCCATTCCTCCATCATTGTGAACGCTAGGAATCAGATTGTTGAAGCCGCGCAGATGTTAAAACCAGACTACATTCTCTTCCTCGACTCTGATATGACCTTCCCCCAAGACACACCCAAACGGCTGCTGGCCCATGGGAAAGACATTGTGTGTGCTACTTACGTGCGCCGTGGGCCTCCCTTTGATTTATTGGGCAATAGCTCAACTCCTGATATTCGAACTGGTTTGGTTGAAATGACTCACATTCCAACGGGGTGTTTATTAGTAAAGACCTCTGTATTTGATTGTCTCAAGCGTCCCTATTTCAGACTTGAGGCCAACGAAGAGCGCGAAACTACATTGGGCGAGGATTATATCTTCACACGAATGATGCTAGAACATGGGCACAGGGTTTGGTGTGATCTCGATCTGACCGAAGAAATTGGGCATATGGTTCAGTATGAATTGAAGCCAGCAGACGCTAGGCGCATGGCAGAGGCCAATGCTCCTGAAAAGGCTGCTGTAAATGGCTGATGAAGTTGAAATCGATGTCTCTGATCCGAAGCAGGTTGAACGGCGACGAAAAGACATCAGACAAGCTGCACTTGAGCGCAACGAAACGATCAAGAATGTGATGCAAATTCAAGGCTTTCGCAAATGGATGTACGAGATCTTATTGAGCGCCCGCATTGGATCCAATCCCTTTTCGAGCGATGCACTTTTGATGGCACATTCATGTGGCGAGATGAATGTTGGGTTGCAGCTGAGATCGGCGATCGAATCGGCCGCGCCAGAACTCTATCTTCAAATGATGAGGGAAAATAACCATGGCTGATGAAGCCCCAGTCACACCACCTGTACAGGCAACTCCGGCTCCTGCGCCTGCACCAGTGGTCTCAGATCAGACTCCAGTCCCCGCTGGCGACACCCAACCAACCATCGCCAGCGAAAAGACTGAATCAAAGACTGAGACTGCTGCTCTTTTCGATCCCAAGGGCTACAAGGCACCAGATGGTGCAACGGTTGATGAAAAGACCCTAAGTGACTACGCATCCATCGTAAATGATGAGAAACTGAGCCCCGCCGAACGGGGCACCAAAATGCTCGATCTCTACAACTCGGCCATGAAAACGGTAGGCGAGTCCTATACCAAAGCCTGGACCGACACTAACGAGAAGTGGGTCAATGAGGTGAAAGCCGATCCTGAGATCGGCGGATCCAAGTTCGAACCCACAAAGCAGATGATTTCCAAGGCCATTGATACAATGGGCTCAGCC